ATTTATCTCCTTTCACCCAAAAAATGATTCTAAAGAACTTATATTCTCTGATTTCCACCCGATAACATCCAATATATTTTTAACTGGCTGTAAGAATGATTTATCAAATTGTAAGTCATAATCTATATATTTCTCTAAACCAAACTCACTCGGCAAGACGGTTGCAATAGCAATCACATTCTCACCGAGTATGTTTGGCTCTTTCAAATATGCAAACTTAATCTTTTCACCATCACGGATTAACTGATACCTCTTTGTTAAGTTTCTCTCCTTGAGTTGATGGTTAAACAACAACGTGCCTCTAACGTGTATAGGTGTTGCCTTAATGTAAATATCTTTTGAAGATTTATACTTACTCAATCCTTTAACTGATCTTGGAAATGCAATATCACTAAATTTTAAAGTCTTGAAAGTTTCTCTATAATCTTCAATAGTTTTTATTACTGTCTGCTCATCTGTATTGATAATTGTCTTTATCAACGATTGAATATTTTCTCTACACCATTGCGGAGTAGAACTTCTAACACTCTCAATACCCATAATTTTTAATTTAGGTTCTTTGTATCTTACACCCTCAGAATCATATACATTTAAAATGTATCGTTTCTTAGCTGTCCAGATACCTTTGTCAGCTATCGACTCTCTTTTCATAACCATCTTTTGCTCGTATGAATTTACATACGAATGAAGAACTTGATAACACTCGCTAATATATGGTTCAATCTTGTCCTTACACATTTTATCCAAGAAGGGAATAACCTTTTCAGTCTCAGTTCTCTCTCCCCACACTTCATTAACCAATTTATCAAAAGTGATGTATATGCTGTCCGTATCCGATGCGATAACATAATCCATATCTCCTGTTTTGAGTAAATCGTTGATGAATCTATTTATATGTTTCTCAATCCATCTAATTGACAACTGACCCGACATTGTAACAGCTTCTGCCTGTTCAGGTGAGTAATATAAGAAATATTGATTTGCCAATGCACCATAAGCACTATTAAGAAGAATTTTCTTTGCCATCTGGACATTATTAAATTTTGCAATATTATTTACAACTTCTTCTTTATTTTTATAATTTCCATCCTCCAATCTCTGCTCCTCTTCCAACATTTTCTTTTTATAGATAACACGTTCATCATACATTAACTTCATCAACTTTGGAAGAAATCCTTGTTTCTTAGTTGAAAAATGTTGACCATTCGGAGTCAAAGTCATTTGACATTCTTTTAAATATTTTGTATCTAATTTTTGTTCAAGTATTCCATCAACACCATCATTATATTTTATCTTTAGAACTTCATCATGTGACATCATTTCTGGGCTGATGTTATACTGCTGAATCAAATGTGGATATAAGCTATTAAGATCAAACGATACTACCCATTTATGTAAACCAACATCAGGCTCTTTAACATATCCACCTTCGATACCCTTGGAATCACCTCTATGACGTTCCTGAGGAACAGCTATATTTTGTTTTCTCAAGAAATTATAGATAATAGTTTCCCAAGTCTTAACTGGTGAAAATACATCTTCAAAATTAATCTTGGATTCATAGGCTATAGTTATAACCAAATCCAACAATTTCATTTTATCGTCTAGTTTTTTAACAATCTCAACGTCTTTTATATTATATTCTATAAACTTTTGGTAATCTGTTTTGTATAAATCATACCCTTGCATTTCTTCATCTGTGATTTTTCCCATGCCAAGCTCTACCTGGCCTATATAATCCAGACGATATGATTCTCTTGCCTTGTAAGTATATTTTTTATATAAGTCAATATAGTCCAACGTGGATATGCCAATGATAGTATAATACATATTATCTCGGCCTGCAATAACTACATTCTTATCAACTACTCTTTTAATTGGTGAAAGGTGTTTGACTTCAAGATCAAGATATTTCATTCTATTGACGATATATGGAATATCAAAGAATTTACAATTCCATCCAGTAACAATATGAGGTGGATTATCTTTCCACCAATCCAAGAAAACTTGCATCATTTCTTGCTCGTTATCTAAACGAAAATATTTAATTATTTTATCTGATTCACTTGGAGTATATTCACCTGTACCAAAAACATAATATGTATTATTAATACTATTATAAACTGTTATTGCTGTAACTGCTGCATTGGCTAAACGAATATCTGGAAAACCATCATCAGTTGCAACCTCAATATCAAGAGTATATATTAATATCTTGGATTTATCCCATTGGACATCATCAGCGTATTTTTCTGATAGAAATTGAAATACATAATTTGTATTTCCATAAATTTTATAATTAGATACACCACTATATTTGTCAATAAAATTTTTACATTCTTTTATTGAACTAAAAGTAATATCACCCAATAATTTATTATCTAAACTTTTATAATTTGCTTTTTCTTTTGGTGCTGGAACATAAAGAGTTGGTTTAAAATCAAATGTTTCAGAGTATTCTTCACCCTTATTATCTATTTCACGAATATAGATTTTATTGAATACTTGACTTGCGTAGGTATAGAATTTCATAGTGTATATATTATATCAAAAAAAGGTTGGTAATGTAAGGAAAAGTTTAAGCAATAAGCCCACTAAGGAACTACTATTCCTGAACCATATACACGATTAAATTCATTTGTAATAAGCTTGCTTGGATTAGCTACCACAAGAATCATGCTTTCTTTTAATTTAAACTCTTTATCTTCAGAATAGGGGACCCATGGCTGGAAGGCTATTTTTTCTTGATTCACAGGAATCATTACAACTGGATTTTTTATTGTAGTTGTTGTTTCATCATACTCACCAATAAGTTCTTCACCACTTACAAATTTTACAATCTTCACATTCATTATTTAATCTCCTTATTATTTTCGTCAACAACGATAAATTCTTTTTTCTTTTTCTTCTTTTCAACTTTACCGTCAAGTTTTTCATCCGATAAACCAGCGTCATTACCAAGTTTATCTTCAACGCGTCTATCAATCATATTACCTATAGCACCACCTAAAGCATTAGCTGCCAAATCAGCCATAGTCGAACAACCCAAACTACTCACAAAAATACTACATATAATAAAATTTCTGATCATAAAGCAAAATCATCACCAATCTCAAATGTCTTATCTTTGGATGGTTCTTTTGATGTTTTAATAGAAACATTACCAATAGTATATTTAGCTTGTAAATCCCATTCAGACTTTTCACTAAATGGTAAGATTTTCATTTGACGAATACTAGTAGTTGGTTGTGCCTTTTCGGGTGAAACAATTTCAACTAAATCCCATTCATTCAAAAGGTTTACAACTGTATTTCTACGTTCTAAATCATTCTCGGAAATATTAGTAGGCTTTCCATCAAGAGCAAAGAGCTCTTTAAAATGTACGATATAATATTTACCTTGTTTGTGGAGTATGTGGCAAGATTGAAATAATTTCTTTTCTCGGCGTGAAGCTATTCCAATGCGTGTGAGTGTTTCTTTGACTTTTAGAAAATCATCATCTTCTTTCAATCGAACTTCTATCATATCTTCGATTGACCATTTAACATTTTCATTCATTGCACTATTCCTTTCAAATCAACAGTTTTAATAGATTCCATTATATAGTCATACATAACTATATGTTTAATATAGTTATTTATAATATTAAGAACTACCCCCTTTGGATAGTTTATTTCGTATGTTTTTGATATCCTTGTCAGATAAGATTGACAAGGCCGTTATAGCTTTATCTGTACTGTACTTATAATACTCTTTTATAACTTCCATGTTCTCATACTTCTTGCCCTTGACCCACCATTTCTTCGGTCTCTTTTTCTTTGCTATGGACAAGTTAAGAAAATCATAATGCAGTTTATCATTTACATCTGGATATTGATTCAAATAATTGACGTAATGTATTAAATCATTATGATATGATAAAGTACGATTAATTAGAAATGGTTTATAATCTTTTCTTTCTGGTACTTCTTCATCATACTTATCTTTTGTTATCAACTCATTAGCATACTCAAATGGATTCATTATTCCTCCTCATCAGGTGACTCATCAGCTCTATAATCAAAACCATGACTTTTCAATGTTTCATCATATGGGTCCCAATCAACACCTCTTAAACCATTTAAAGGGTTTATTTTTTTCTTTCTCATCTTTGGTTTGCGTTGTGCTTCAAGATGATCCATTGGTAACTCTTGGTTTTCCATCCCACCTGGTAACTCACCAAATGACCAATTATCATCTATCTCACCAAACTGTCGGCCATAGCGTTTATGAAATTCTTCTTCATCTCGTATGTCTTTTTTCAGTCTTTCTTTTTCTGCATCTAAATCATCAAGGAAATTTTCTTTATATTTATTCATTCGTTTACGAAATTCATCAACACGTTTTTTCTTTTCTACTTCTTCTTCCGTATTTCTCCCACCATCAATTTTATTTCTTTTTTCTACAATTTCCTTTTTAATATCATCAGGCATTTGATCCCATTTCTTCATTAAAGACATATTAAGATTATGGAATATACGATTATATAAATCTTCATTCTCTAACGCAGCAGCTAGGGCTAATACTAAAGAAAAAGTTTTATTCAAATCTTCAACATCACCAACATAACCCTCATCTGAATTTTCCAAGTCTTGGCTAATCATTTCAATCGTACCATCAGCACGAACAACTAAAGCACTATCATCAGTAGTTAATTTAATAAAAAGATTACCCTCTTTATCAAATGTATCTTTACCTTCTTCAAAAAGCTTCTTTTTCTTTTGTTCATCTTGTAATATTTCACTTGGAGTTCTTGGTTTTTTTGGTTTGTTTTCTTCTTCCATCATTGGTACCCCCTTTACATAATTATTTATAACTCTCACAAGGTATCTAAAAAAATT